GGCGTGTCCTCGATCGCGAGGCTCGCCGGGTAGCCGTCGTGCTCGGCCGGGAAGACGTCGATCAGGCGCGGGTCGATCATGCGACGGCCTCCGCTTTCTGGGCCGCCGCCGCGATCCTCGCCCGTGCGATCTCGACGTACTCCGCCTCGCGTTCGATGCCGATGAAGCGAAAGCCCTCAAGCGTCGCGGCCTTGCCCGTGGAGCCGCTGCCCGTGAACGGGTCGAGCACGATGCCGCCGGGTGGCGTAATGAGGCGGCAGAGGTAGCGCATGAGGTCGGTGGGCTTAACTGTGGGGTGGTGGTTGCGGCGCGGTCCCGACTCCGCAGACAGTGGACGCTCGCCGTTTGCGACGCGGTAGTCCTGGTCGGTCCACTTGTTGCCGTTGGCCCGATGGATCGCCTCCAGCCCTTCGCACCCTTCATCCCGATCCGCCTTGCTCGCCTTCGCGCAGTAGAAGAAGCGGGCGGCGGAGCCGGAGTCGGCGTGGCATGTGCCAGACCCGCCATTGCCGATCCCGCCCCACCCGTCTCCAGGCTTCGCGTTCGTTTCGTAGGCGACTCCAGACAGTCCGCCGCTTTTTGTCACCGGAAACAGCCCCACCACCTCCTCGCTGCCGTCGTGGATGAGGTTCGCGGGCCAGCGGCCTAGCGTGTTCGCCTTCTCAATGGCGGCGTTCGCCCGCTCTTGCCGTGCGGCCAATGCGGCGGGGTCGTGCTTCCAAGGTCGGTCGTATCCGTCTCGCGTTCCGCAGAGCGTTGCCTTGCCGGTGACGGCGGCGATCTGGTCGCTCGACGCAACCCTGCACCCATCCACGTTGATCGCCCCCGTGCCATGCGTCAGCACGTTCTCGGCGACGGTGCCGACGAGCGGCTTGCGGGCCACGATGATCGGCTCCCAGGCTGGTTTGAGGGCCGTGCCCCAGCCGGACCATTGGCGGGCGGCGTCTGTGATCGGGTCGGGTGAGAGCACCGAATCCTTGAACTCTCTGGACCACTCGTCTCCGGCGTAGGTTGCCCCGACAACACCTGACCGGACGCCACGGATTCGATCCCGCTCCGCCCCCGCCGCCTTGTCGATCGCTTTGCTCACGTCGTGCGACTTCGGGAACCCGCTGCCGTAGACCCACATCACGCAGTCCCGAATCTCCCAGCCCGCGTCCTCGATGGCACACGCGAGCCGGTGATAGGTGCGAGTCCCGCCGAACGCGAGCAGGTGGGCTCCTGGCTTCGCCACGCGGAGAGCTTCGGTCCAGAACTCCACGCCAGGGACGCCGTGATCCCAGCCCTTGCCCATGAACGACAGGCCGTATGGCGGGTCACTCACGATGGCGTCAACGCTCTCGGCGTCGAGCGTCGCCATGACTTCGCGGCAGTCGCCGTGGTGGATGTCGATCACGGCACGGCCTCCATCACCGCCGCCTCGCTCGCCGGCTTCGGCGTCACCCGCAGCACCGTCCGGCCCGCGAGGGCGACGACCGCCGGCAGCCCCGCTTTGCGGGCCGCATCCAGGGCGGCGCGATACTGCTCGGGAACGTCGCCGTCGCCGTCGGTCGTGTCGGCCTCGAGGAGCGTGGCGACCACCTTCCGCTCGCGGTTCAGCTTGTTGATCGCCACGGTCACGTAGGCGGGCACGGCCCCATCGTCCTTCTCGTAGACGTAGACCGCGGCGTCGGCCGCCGACGGCGCGACGCGGCCCCACTCGACGCGCGGAAGCGTCAGCAGTAGCAGCCCGGCGGCGATGAAGGCGAGCGGCCTCACGGTGCCTTGGCCTCCGGCTTCAGCAGCTCGTGCGTCAGCTGCTCGCACACGGCCACGGCATCGGTGTGCCCCGTGTCCCGGAGCCGGGCCGCGAGGTCGATCACCAGGCGAAGATCGTCCACCCGCGTCCGGGTCCGCCGGCCAAGCCGGCCGCGGAGCTGCTGCACGCCTACGACCACGCCGTAGCCGACGAGTCCGACGGCGATCACGATCTGGGCCAGGGTCATGTAGTTCACTTCGTCTCCTCCATCTCCGCGGCTTTGTCGGCGATGAACCCTGCGAGGGCCGCGCCCTCCTGGGTCTTCAGCACGGCCGCCAGCAGGCGGGCGAATTCGTCGTCTTGGCGATTGACCGTCCGGCTCGCGAGCCACTCCAGGGCGTCGGCGATCACCTCGGCCCGCTGCCGGTCGTCGGTGGCGGCCGACAGCCGCCGGCCGTAGCCGAGCAGGGGAGCCCATTCCACGAGCAGCCGGACGTTGTCGAGCATCAGGCCCTCACGAGTGAGAGGACCTGTTCCACCGCACCGGCAGCGAGGGCCACGACGAGCGATCGAACCGCTGGCCGGGCGAGCATCCACACCGGCCAGAGGACCGTGGGAACGGCCTTGTCGGCGACGGCGTCGAAAAGGTCGGCCACAGCGACCAGCACGGCGGCCTTCTTCGCCTCGCCACTCATGTCCTTGACGTCTTCGTAGCTCTCGACCAGCAACCGCACGAGGGCCAGTGACAACTCGCCGAACTCCCGCCACGTCAGGCCGTCGGCAGCCGCGGACTGGGCGGCATAGATGAAGGCAGCCGCCCGGGCGATCGGCCCGGAGGCGGGGAGGTGCGAGGCGACGGCGACGGGGGCATCGGAAACGCTCATTTGATCAGTCCCTTTTCGTGCAGTTCCTTGGCCTGGGCGGGCGTGCAAAACGGCACGAGCGCCTTCGATGGATCACCGCCTGCCCCGGCCAGCGTGAGGGAGAGGTAGTAGTAGAAGTCGCGGTCCACGCCCTTCTTGCTCGTGATCGTCCCGATGCCGGCCCGTCGGAGCGGCTGGTAGTGGACGTGCTGGCTCGTCTCGCCGGCCGGGGCCATCGCCTCCCGGCCGGTGGCCGTGCGGCGGAACATCGACTCCTCGACTCGTCCGCTCACAGCCACGCTCCTCGGTTCCGTTTCATTGTACGCCTGTCCAGATATGGCCCCGGGTGCGGAACACCCGGGGAATCAGGGGGTGGTGGATCACTCGCTCGCGAGAATCGCGGCGACGTTCGCGCGGGTCTGGTCCGGCGTGCCGGTGTTGTCGATCACGCGATCGACCATGCCGGGCGACAAGCCGGATTCGCTGACATGCGGCGATACGCCTGCGGGCGGACCACGATCGACGCCCCAGACCTCGCCGCCCATCTTGTGGACCATGTCGGCCTCGTTGTCGAAGCGGACGTCGGCGATCACCACAGTCGAGACACCGCTGGCGGCCAGTTCCTCGATCCGACGCCTCGCGATCCGCAGCCAAATGTCCTCGGCCACCAGCGTCCGGCCCCAGTCGGTGCCGAGGGTCTGGAGCAGCTGCCGCGGCGACTTGCCCAGCCAGTCGATCGGCCGTTCCTTGGTCGCCCTCTGCCGCAGCACGGTGTCCTGTATCCCGAGAATCGCCGAGAGGGCAGCGTAGATCGGGTCGGCGATATGGACCACGACCGCGTCCGGCACCATGCTGGCCACAAGGTTTTTCCCACAGCCGGCCGGGCCGGCGAGGCCGATGATCCGCGGCCGCTGCGGCGGCGTGATGACCTCCGTCTGGATCGGCTCGCCCTCGCCGCGGATCCTCGCCATCATTTCCTCGCGACGGTTCTTGATCGCCGCCCATGCCGCATCCAGCTGCTCCTGGCTCATCGTGGCACCGATCCGCTCCACCTTGAACTCCGCGGGTGCGGTCGGCGTGGCCGGCTTGATGTCGAGATGCTTGATCCTGTCGAGAAACTCCGGCGGCATGTCGAGGGCTTCGCGAGCCACGGGCTCGGCCGAGGCGGTGGCACGCGAGGAAGCCTCCATCGTGCGGGCCTTCGCCACGAACGGACTGCCCTCGCACGCCTCGCATCCGGAGGACCACACGTCGGACAGCACCGCGGCGGCCGCGGCCTCGGCCGGCTTGCAGCCCGCCAGCGGGTGCGGCTTGTAGCCCTCGAGCTTCTGGTCGTCGGCGGGTGTGCCAGCCATGCGGGCCGCCACGGCTTCGCGGATGCCCGCATTGATTTCGTCCATGCTCGCCATGATTTCCTGTCGCTCCTTCAATAGCCTCATCACGTCCGCCGCCAGTGATCCGCTCGTGCCCGTCCACTGCCCCATGAATCGCCTCGCCCGCTTTTCACACTCCACGAGGTAGTCGTCGGGCAGCCTCATGCCTCCA